TATATCCAAAAGACTGCTGTCCAAAACTATCGTAAAAAACAATAGCTCCTAATACTAACTCTAAAAATTTTGAGTACACCCCAAACTTGTCATAACTATAAACCCGTCCCCTCATTGTAACGGGCCAAGGAGTTGCAAATGTTACCACCGAAGCAGATGTATAAGCACTTAGAATATTTTCAACTCCGTTAACTTCCATAAGTGCTGAAACCATTGCAGATGTAAACTGAAAGTAATATACCGGATTGGCTAATGTAGCCGTAAGTCCATCACTCGAAATGGTGATCGTTTGGTTTGCACTCGGTGTAAACCATTTTGTAGAATGGTAGATAGTTCCACCTTTGCGGGACACCTTTTTTGTGTTTTGAGAGTCCAAAACAACCGCATCATCTCCAAGCCCAGCATAGCCATTTGTAGCTCCTTTCTCGCTAGTACTCTGCTTAGCCTCATAGCTAGCTTTCTCAGTGGCTGTTATATGCTGAAAATTAGGATCACCGTTTAACTCTTCCAAATCACTATGAATAACGGGTAACTTCTCGTTAACTTCGTTGATAGCACCAATAACATTTTTACTAATCGTCCCAAGTAACTCATCAGTTTTCGTCTGATATACAGATAGATCAGGCCTGTTATCAAGCTCGTTGTAATCAGTAGTTCCGGGTAAACCATCTGCTCCTTTAAGAGATTGTAGCCACGATGATTCATTTCCAATAAACCCATTTGATACAGCTATTTCGTAGGCCGATTTTCCGTTTATCCCATTAATACCGTTTGTTCCATTAATTCCGTCAGTTCCGTCAGCACCATGAAGCGATAATAACCACTCACTAATTGATCCAATAAAACCATCAATTACGGCCAGTTCATAAGCCGACTTACCATCATCTCCGATTAGCGATAATAACCAATCATTAAGGCTTCCAACAAAACCGTTATCTAAGGCTAATTCATAGGCTGACTTTCCGACAACCCTTCCCAAATTTATCTTTGCCATCTTTTTATATATTTAAAATTAAATCGTTTCCTTCTATTTCGTAAATGCTTTCTCCGTCTTGCTCCTGATACAAAACAAGATCATTGCCCTCTATCTCAAATGCTGTATTTCCACCACGCTCTCCTTTCACATACTCATACAGCACGTCCGTCACCTCAATGGCCGTTTCGTCAAGCGATAAGACGGATGTGAAGTTATAGCCCTGATTGGTGGATTGATTGGAGAAGGTGGATGTGTTATCGTCAAATTTTATTTGACCTAAATTTACCTTTCTAACTCCGTTTGCAACATCATCCAGACTCAACACAAGCTCTTTTGCTCCTTGTATTCCTATAGTGTCTGCACTCTGTAGTTCAACACGTACCATCTTGTCGATTACCGTGTGTTCAAAGCGCTTTCCGCCTATCTGTACGTTTATGTTTCTGGCGTTTGCCATCAAATAACTTTCTGGAAATAGTATCCCAAAAGTTAGGCTATTACCCTGATTAGCTGTATATATTATCATAATGCGTCTATTTTGAATGATTTTCGTTCACATGTTGGGAAATAAGATAGATTTAGCGTATGCAAATATCGTAGGCATTCGTCCCAATAAGTACCTGCAATTTCTTTATACATAGCCTCCTGATTGGCTAGCTCAGCAGATGATAATCGTTGGTAGCCGTCACCAGTATGAGCAACGAATCCGCTAAACGTGTCGTTTATGTACGATTGACGTACGTACTTCGCATACAGCAAATAGGCACACACGAATTTCAGCCCGTTAAATGAATAAGTAACACCACTGATCTCGTAACTTCCACCGTTTAGCAATTCTTCATAGTTGGCTGTATTTCGTTTCAGTTCTTGAAAAAATTCAGTACCGACATATTTTTGCAAATCGTTTATTTCGACTTCATTTTGCAGCTGATTGAATTTTGACAGGCTATTGCTGTCAATCGGTTTAATTGACTGCTGCTCCTGTACTGTCCAAAGTTGTGCCATAGCTTAGTTCTTTAATTTTGTAATCTGCGTTTTTCAGTATCTCATTGTCCGAGTTTGCTAGTATTGATTTTAACCAACCAGATACAGCTTTTCTTAGAAACCTTGTTTCAGCGTTGTAAATTTCAAATGCCGCTTTCATCGCTTCGCCCGAACTTCCGAACATTGATCCTTCTTGCTGCTCGATTAAGATTGAGGGTATGTTCCAAATTGATTTTCGAATGTTATTCGCAACCGATTTTTCGTAACTCTCAAAAATCTTATCGTTGATATTCTGGTCGATCTTTTCAATTTTGATATTAGCCTCTGCTACGAATTTTCCGTCAGCGTCAAATGTTGCAGGGATTAGCAGTAATGAGTTTTTATGTTCGCCAGTTTGAAATGATTTCAAAGTATCTTTGAAATTCTTTTCGTCCGATGCATTTGCATAAGCCGTATGATGAACCATGTATTTTGCAAAAAAACCGCCTCTCAACTCGCCATTTTTGAACGATTTAATTTGCGCTTCGGTGTCCGCATCCTCTAGAGCTGGGTCGATTTGAGCCAACGGGTAAATAAATTCATCATCCAGTAATAACATAGCTATCTGCCCAAGATAATTATCATCAAATTGAGCCTTAACAACCTCTTTTTTTGGGTTGAATGTGTTAATTTTCTGCGCATTTTGTGGCTTAAATTCCTCCCCGTTGCGCTTTTCCCAGTTACTGTAAACGTGAATTAAACCAGAATAGCCGGTAGAATCTTTTTTTCCGATCCGGCAATTGCGATAAGGTACGTGTTTTAGCCCAGAGACTTCGAAAATCCCGTTATAACGTACATTCAAGCAGGCTGCTTTCTGGCGTGAAATGCTGTGTGCTATCTGTGTCAGTAGGTCGTACAACGTAACTTTACCGTTAATGCCTTCCGATATCACATATTCGTTAAGCGTTTCTGATTCAAATCCATCACCGATGATGAATGCTTTCGCTTTGTCGCACGCTGCTTTAGCCGTTACCGAATTATTGATTATTCGTTCAACACGCTGCGGGTAGGCGTTATCTATGCCGTTGTTATAGATGCCTTTTTGCTTGTCGATCTTAACTTCCTCCCGCTGGGCAATATCTATTATAGTTGGTTTCATACTTTTTCAATAAAAAACCCGATACGTTGGTGTATCGTATCGGGTTATAGTTTTTTAGTTTGATAATTAAACGGTCAAAGCGTCCAGCTGTGCAGCTGTCATTGTGCAATAGTAGGCAGAATACTCCTCCTCCATGCCTTCCTTTGTAGCAAACTCTATATCCGTCATTGCGTTGTTATCGTTCGCCATACCGGACTGTGAGGTTTTCCAGAGGCCGTAATCAAGGCCGTACCCGAGCAGTGTGCCGTCATTTGATTCAACAACAACAAAGATATTATCTGCCTTGTCGATGTTAGCCCGAGCTGCTGCCTTAGCTGCTGTATTGCCGTCGGCATCGGTAACCGATAGGGTGAATTTGTGTTTGAAAGCCGAACACAATTTCTCAAACACTGCCAGCTCATGCCCAGCGTTGCTATAGTCTTTGCACCCCTGAGCGGTAAACGCAACTACCGAACCAATTTTAGCAAGTGAAAATGTGTTGTTTGTTTTCGTGATAGTCCAATCACCACGATTGAAGACCCATGTTTTTTGTTTCAGACCCTTGACCGAGCGGCTTGAGTTTTGGATATTAGCTACTAATTTTGTCGCCATGATATTTATTTTTATTCGTTAGTTATTTCTACATATTTATCACCTTGAATTGCCTTTTTTACAGGCTCAGGAAGTGATTTTTGCTTTGTGGCAGTCTGGTAGTCTGAATGCAGATACTTTTTGCCATTATAAAATGTTGTTGCGTTTTCCATGTCCTTAGGTTCTAAGTGTTATCGTCCAGTTAGGCAAATTATTGGATATAAAATCTTCTACAAATGTTGCGTCCTGATCTGGATTACCACTCATATACACTGCTACTTCGGCAATATAAGCATTATTACCTCCTGTAAAGTTGGCTACTCCGCTCGCAGTCGGGTTGTTGGCTGCTGCTGCAAATAAGAAGTCACCAATTGATTTTGCAGTAAGTGAACTTCCTGCCGCAAATAGCTTAATTGCTTTTGGGCAGTAAACATCTTTCAATGAATTGTCATTTTGAACATTTACAATATAGCTTGCATTCGGGAGTGAAATAGATTCGATCCCGTTAGATGTGCCTTGATAAGTAAAATCCGTATTATAAGTACCATTAGACAATAAGGCGCCTGTAAATTTACCCCCAGAAAGTCTAAGTATTGAAGTACTTTTAGGCACTATCAACTTCACCCGACCAGCGCTACCCCTCCAGTCGTAATTGATTACTCCTGCTGTAGATGATAGCACCGACCCGTCAGGAAGCACCACGTAGCATGATTGAATTGAATCAACTTCAAGATAAACCTTCTGAGGGGTTGCAACACCCGAGCCAATAGTCAGTCCCGCAATGTCTTCGTAATTCTCAGTCGTTGGTATGCCCGATATATCCGCTGTAAGTAGATATTCAGAGTAGGCTTCCTCCATACCCTCACGACTGGTAAATTCCACGGCAATAGTTGCTAAGTTATCATTAGCCATTTGAGCCTGTGAAGTCTTCCAAAGACCGTATTTTGCGCCCAAGACATATTTAACTCCAGCGTTCGATTCAACGAATACAACAATGTCATCAAGCTTATCAACTACATCTGAATGATTGTTGATTATAGCGTTGAATTTCTGTTTGAATGCGTCAAAATTATCCGTTGCAATGACTTCCTCGTGCCCAGCATTTAAAAAGTTTTTGCAACCTTCGATAACACCAAGTATGCCAGCTGTTACGGCTGTGACTTTATTGTCCTCGATTGTCAGTTGAATATCAGAACGGTAAGCATAATACGCTTTAGGTTTCAACCCGATTACCGACTTTGTAGAGTTAATTATATTTTGAACTAATTTGCTCATTTGAAAATTTTTTAGTTACCGGGAAGGAAACCAATCCCGCCCGGCTGTTTTATTAGTACGCTACAGTTATCAACTGTTCACGTAAAATCAGCACGTCCATGTTGAACAGATACGCCATTATATTCTGACGCTCTTTTTGATCATAGAATGATTCTACGTTACCGAGATCAGTATCAGATGTGGTGTACCATCCAAGGTTAGATTTGCATGTGAAGAAACCGCGGTGAACGTCAAAATACTTAGTACCATTATGGAAGTGTGATTTCAAAATTGCACCTGTAATTTCATCTTTGATTACCGGATAACCTTTGTATTTCAATACCTTCACTCCGTCAATCAGTGCACTTGTCAAACCTCCGTTAGTAGCAGGTGTTGCAGCAAGATAATCTTCGTAGTTGTAATAAAGTTCTGGAGTCAAGCAGAAATATGCATCCGGTTTACCTTTTAATACGGCTGGCGAATTGTCATACATGCCTTTTAGCGCTTTCAAGCCTGCATCGGCTGCAAGTGCCAACTGAGCTGAGTATGTAGTGAGCGCATTTTCGGCAATAGCTGTTTTCTTAATAGTGGTCGCTGTCACACCTGTTGCTACTTGTTTCCATAGTCCGTTAAGGGCGGTGAACAACGTTTTGTCAGTTCCGTTAACCAATTTTCCGCCGTTGGCCACTGTGTCGGCTGCTGTATCTCCCAACATGGTCATTCGCCAGCGAGCTTCACCGATTGCTTGTTCAAGAACTCCTACAATGTACTTTGCAACATCGCTGTTGAGATCTAGCTCTTTGAAGTCCTGAGCTACTTTGCGAACCATAGGCTTCCAGTTCTGATTAACATCCGCCTGCGTGTGATATAGAGTATCACCGATACCGACTACCTTCACCTCTTTTTCGGTGAATGTGCCTTTGAGGTTGCCAGTTGTAGGGCGTGATCCACCTGCATCTAATTTTCCTGTAAGGCCAAGTTCATTTGCAAGTGCAATTTTTTGAGCAAATGTAAAACCGCTGAAAGTTGTAAACATACTTTCAAATTGCGGATTTTCTAACATCAACCGAGCCTGAATTTCGGAAATAGACCGAGCTTCTTCGGGGTTAATGGTTAATGTGGTAATGTCTAAGACGTTTGCCATGATATTTTGTTTTTAGTTTGTTATACAAATCTGTTTGTTACTTGTCTGCCAGGTTCACCATCTTTCTTTTCACCCTCAATCATCTTTGATTGGAATTTGGAAAGTTGAGCTTTGATGTTTTCATACTCAGAAGCTTTGGCAGTCGCTCCGGCCAACTGTTGTTTAAGAGATGCGATTTCCGCCTTAGCTGCTTCAAGTTCTGCGTTAGGTGCTGGTGCTGGTTCTGCTACTGGTTTGATTTCGGTTAATACACCACCTGCGATAACATACGTTTCGCCAGTTGCCATTACCACCTCTCCATCGGGTGCAGATGTCTTATCACCTACTTTTATTTCACCGCCATCCGGTACTTCGGGGAAGTCGATTTGATTGCCGTTTGCATCCGTTACCATAATAGCCTTGAATGTAGGTACAAAGAGAGCTTTGATTTTTTCAAAGAAAGACTGATTTTTTTCTTCGATAATCTGTTCAATGTCTTGTTTATTCATGTTGTTGTTTTTATTAAAATATGCTACTGCTTGAAATTTAATAATGTTTGCAAAGTTGATGCTTTGAAGTTGAGCTTCCGAAAGTGGTTCGTTAATTTGCATCAATGCCCCGATAACGTCAGAATCAGCACCAGTTTGTTTCGTTATGTATGATTGAATGTTTTTCTGTTCAGACCTCAATAGCTCTGACACGGTGGCCAGCTCGTCGGCATTTAGTAATCCTTGAGTTTCTGACATTGGGTTATGAATTAATGCCACACCTTTGCTGAGGTCAAAGAACCGTTTTTCAAAAGGAAGTGCCAGAAATATTGAGGCTGCGATACTTGCAACGTGCCCGGAGTTTACCACCCTTAAGAAGTTTTCAGAATGCGAGCGAATAAATTCGGCAATCTGATTGCCTTCCTGCACCGACCCCCCTATAGAATTAATTAACAGACTAATCGGCTCGCCTTTAGCGTTCGAATAGTCCGTTATGAACTGTTTGTAAGTATATTCCGTTCCGATTTCTCCCTTTATCTCTATAGTTGCCATCCTTCAATCATAATTTTACACAAAAAAACACATAAATAGTGAGTAATTAGAAAATAGTGTGTATATTTGTGCAGTACAACACAACTAATAAAATGATACACACAGTAACAGAATACGCAAAACTTCGGGGAGTCCACCGAAACACAATCATAGCGTGGATAAAGAGAGATACACTACCCAGTAATCACATAGTGAAGAAGGGCAAACAGTATATGATCGAGATAATTCACGGGTCAGAGAATTGCGCCCGCTGCGATTTATACGAAAAGGCATCAATCGAATACAACAAGAGAAAATCCGGCGACAAGCCAGACCCAGAGTTAGCAGCTGAGATATGCGTTAAGTATGATTTGGGAGCCCGAAAATTTTTCGCAATGCATGGTATTATATGAAATGTCCGACCGCCAAAAAGCAATACCACTGTAGAAACGATGCAGTGGCCGACAACTGTTTGATCGGGAGGTTGACCAAAAGATATATGAATGTCTACCATTGCAACATCTGTGGCGATTGGCATCTTACTTCCAGATCGAAGAACGGAAAGATATTAGGTGAAATATTTTATATAAAAAAGAACAGAGAGAAATTAATACTAAAAATCAAAAACAT